CAGGTCTTGCGGCCCAGGAATGCATTCATAATTGCTGGTGGAATATCCTCACCAAGCCTGTTCTCGTACTTGAACGCAATGAACTGAATCAGCGCCAACTTGAGTTCAGGCGGCAACGTCGAATAGCCTGCCGTGTAGGTGAGTCGATACTGGTATGCCGGTGGTGGGTATTGAAGGTAGACCACACCAGGCGTAGGAAGCGTATCGGCTACATAATTGGGCGTGATGCCATCCTGCTGCAATTGCGGCCACGTCTGCCATGCTGCAAACGCTGTAATCCTGTACTCGAATAGCGACACAGCCACTAAAGGCGGTTGTGGCATTGGCAGAATGAACGGCGCCGGGCTAAATGGATTCGCGCCTAAGCTTTCATTGTAGGAATAGAAATCCTGATCATAGAGTAGTTTTGCCGCGCTCAAGTTGTTGCCGTCGAGTTGTGGCATCGTCCACTGTGCTTGAATGGTTTGTGACGCAAACGCTTTGCCAGTAAGCCGCTCAGCTTCCGCGCGACACTCCGAGATGAACGCCTGCAAAACAGCGTCATCGTCGGTAAAATCGATACGCAGGTATGAGCCTGTTGTGGTCGATCTGAGATCACTCAACGATACAGGTTCAGGCCCCGAAAACGTCTGTACTTGCCATTCAAGCCTCAGTGAATCTGCCATCTCAACTCCTAAGCAGCCGGATAAATGGCTGGCGCAAACAGCATCGCCACGAGCGAGTACGCTAAGCCGGTTGCGCCGCTTTCGGTGCTGACAACCTGCACGTAGCGTTTACGTCCGATATAATCAATCCGCTGAATGGTGGTCGACGCGGCATTGATGGCTACGAACGTTGAAGCCGTGCCATACACGCCCACTTCAGGACCAGGAAGCAAGTCAGCTGCCGCAACCGCTGTCCATGTGCTGTTATCGTCAGACTCATTGATAGCCCAACTGTGATTCCCGTCCGTCCACGTGCCAGGATTCAACATTAAGGTGAGCGCCGCATAGCCGCCGTTACGATAGCGGTCAATACTCGCGCTCGTTTGTGCGGTGTGATACGTGCCTGGTGTGATCGCCGCCAAAGGCCAGAAGTATTTGAGCGGATTCTTGCTCAAGACTCCAGGAAAAGAAGCCACTGTATTTCTCCTTTGCTAGAGCTTAGGAATTGGTTTACGCATATTCCTAAGCTCTTTTGCAATTCGTATGTACGATTTACTGAATGACCAGCTTCGTGATTGCTTCAGGCAATACGACCTTGCCGCCGACGCGCATTCGGGCCAGATAAGCCACCTGGTTCTGAATGGCAAACAGTTCCTTGAGCGTCTGGAACGTCAAGCCCACACGGTCAACAATCTGATAGCCCTGGCTGAAGTCTCCGAACAGTATCGGAATATCGCCAGTCGTGTATGTCACCTGTCCGCTTGCGGGGTTCACCATATCAGGCATTTCCACAATCGGACGCCCGTATAGTGTCTCGACAAACTGATCACCAAACATTGTCCATAAGGGGCGATTCTGCGAGTCCTTGAAGAGCCTAAGCACACCAATGGTGTTGTTCGACATGCACCAGGTAGATGTAGGCCGATAGCCTGATTTCCCTTTATGCATGACCTGAACAATATCGGTTGGGGTGATATTGCTGGCAGTAACAGATGTGAAGCTGTTAATGCTCGTGTTCGTGATGATACCTTCAGGCCGCGCCACGCCGTTACCGGAGATGAAAGCCGCGCCTTCCTTCTGCTTAAATTGGCGGGTTAGACGCCTTAGAATGAAGGCTTCGATATCGAATACGCTATCTTCGAGGTTCTGATTCGAGAGCTTCAGATAGCCGTTGAGTTCGCGCGCATATATTTCCAGCATGCCCAAATTCGGATCAGGACTGGCTTGAAAGCCGGTTTGCTCGTCTGACCAAAAGACGCTGGTATCAGTATTGCCTTCAGACGGGATTAAGAGCTTCTCACCACCGATGGTCTGCACGTCGGCAAGTTGCCGCATCGGGCTGATGAGGAAAAGTTTCTGAATGAACTTGTCCGAGAGATCAGTACCAGCATAGAAGCCGCCAAGGTCCGCCGCCGCTGAGATGAGTACCTTTTGCTCATCTGGTATACCGGCATAATCCATATGGTTGAAATCAATCAGCTTGCGCTCTTCATGCGACAAAGCCGTGATATCACCACGTTTCCTTAGCCACTTCTCAATCGCTTTTGTCGCGGGTGCCTTTTCGTGCTTGCGACCGGCATAGTTGCCAGCGAAGCCAGGCCGTTGTGCTGCTAGCCGTGCCTCTTTCTCCTGAAGCTGCAATTCCTTGTACTCAGCGATCTTTGCGGAGATTTCCTTGTTGATCGTATCGACAGCCGCCAGGCCCTCAGCAGGCACGCCGCCGCCTTGTGATACTTTGACATCGGTTTTCTTCTGCCATTCCTCAATGGCAGTCACCCGATCATCTAGCTTTTTGTTGAGTTGAGCAATCGCTTCGGTCAACTCCTTTAGTTCTGCATAAGCCATGAGTGCTTATTTCCTCTCTTGTTTATTTGCCTCGAAGGGCATCTTTAATGAGAATTGAGGCTGTAAGCCCGCTTAGAAGAGTGGAAACATCCGCGTCTTCCTTCGATTCAGGGAGTGCCGAAGCTGCGTCCCTAGAGCTACCCGCGTTCGGATAACCTTGCTGCTGTGCGTTGGTCATGACCGATTTAATATCTTTGACATGACCCGTGATGCCGTCAGTCGCCTTTTTGAGCGTTGCCATGTTTGCCGCGCTAATGGCTCGACCGGCTTTTGCTTCAGGTGAGTCAGAGTTACTCATCCAATACATACCAGATGAGTTGGCGTCTGATTGCTCCTGAAGATAGTTGGAATAGTCCAAGTCAATTCCTTCCTGGACATAGTTCTTGAGTGCTGTGATAAATCCTGGAGAATTGTCTGAGTCATTCAAAACGATATTGACTAAATCCTCCATCGGGCTATCACCGCTTGCGAATAAGTCTTGAATGGACTGTCTGAGTGCCGTCGTGAGATCGTACCAATCTGAACACAGCCAATCATCGATGACCTGCTCTCTGTAGCGGTCGTTAAAATCTTTTGCCCGTTGAGGCATGTTTTTCGGCATGTAAAAACTCCTTTTACCAAGTGTGCTTTTGACTACCTCAACTGAGGCTAAATCATTCATTGGGAAAACTACCGCGCTGCCTTCCATGACAGCGACCTCGAGAAGATTGCGAATTGTCCGCCCATCATCCTTCACATATTCCACCTGAATCGCCTTGTAACCCATGCTCTGCTTTTTCATTGTTCCCATCTTGAACGATGAGTACAGTTCGCGGCCCATCTGCATGTCCATGTTGAATTGCGTTTTGATGTACAGTCCCTGCGCGGTTTCGTCAGCGTCGAAAATGCCACCAGGCGGGATAAGGTTGTAGTCATGATTCCAGAGATAAGGCCACAAGTAATCAAGCCCCTGTTGAGACTTGCGCGCGAAGCTATCGCGTATCGTGTTGCGAAATGCGCCTTTCATCGTGCGATCATCACCATAGTCGATATTGCCGATGTAGTTCAGATAGCCCTCGATAATGCCCTGGCTATCATTTGTGGCTTTGACTTGCCCTCCGATAATCGGAAAGTATTCCGTTTTGCGTTCAACTTTTGGCTTTCTCATCGATTTGCCCTCAACAATTCTCTGTACTTCTCCCTTGAAACTGCTACCTGTGGAATGCTCTTGATGTAGGCCGTTAGCGCCTTGCCCACGTCGCTGTCATCGTCTAAGCCGCCAACGCGCTGATAGAATTGTGTGCAGCGACAATTGACGATCTCGCCAGCATCAGCCCCTAGCGAGCTATCGCCTGGGTACATGAGTTGTGAGCCACCGACGTTAAACGGCTCATCCATACCCACGGTCTGACCGTCAGCCTCTGCATGCGTCGGTCTGGTGTGGGCGTCTTCAGTAGCTAACCAGACCTTATTCAGCGTGAGATCAGAGGCTATGGCCGCTTGCTGCGAACCGTAGTTGAATGCCGCGCATGTTTCCGTCGCGGCTATGGTCTGCGATCTGTTGGGGATGATTTGCAGGAGGTATAGATCATCAATCCTCTTAGATAGCTGAGAGAGGCTCTCTCCGGCTTGCACCCCTTCTTCCAATTCCGATTGGAGCAAGGCCAGGGTATAGTCATTGATGTATTTGACTTTCTGGCCTGCCATGGAAAGCAGGTAAACTAACACATCCGGTGCATGCAGGTTCAAATCAAGGTTGAATGGGCTATCACCCTGCCCATTGTCCTTTAGCTCAAATGGCTTTAGACTGTATTTCAGGTCCTGCAGAACGCTATCACCTGAGTCTTCACCAACATCCTGGTAAATGCCTACAATCAGGTTTTTGAGCGTTCCTTGCTGCTCTAAAACCATCAGCGCGTGTTCTGCGTTAGCGGCTGCGTCTGATGCATCGCCACGGTTTATCGCTGCCGCAATGGTCTTATGCTCATCTTTGAAGTAGCTTGCCAATCTATCGGTAATGGTGCTTTCCCACTTGGCGCGTTGGCTTTCGACCGATTTGAAATAGGCGGCTTTCTCAGCCTGCGTACTGAGATCGAGTACCTTAACTGCCAAATGCTGAGTATGAGCAGGAACGGCAAGAGATTTGCCAGGAGGCTTATCACTGCTATTGTCAGCAGTTGTATCAACATTTGATGAATCATTGTCATCTCCAGTGTTATCAACTTGTGTGACCGTTGTATGACCTTGCGGTGGGAAAAGTTGTGGCGGAGGCGGAGGCGGATATATCACCTTGCCAGCTTGCGCTTCAATGTACTCATCCAAATCTTCCACATGTACGGGCGTCTGCCCGATCATCACAAAATCTTTGACCGGTAGTGGCTTTTTGCCCTGGATTTCCCGGGCCTCTGCGAACGTGGTAGTCCCACCGGTGAACTCTGCCGCCGCTCTATCGCTCGCAGCCGCCGCAGCCGCTTGCAATCGCTCTTGAATGGCCTCAACGTCTTTTTGATCGTAGCCCAGATAGCCACCGTAGCGCGGCGTGAGCCACATGTTCAAGCTATCTTCAAACATGTCGAGGATAGGGAAACAGATCTCAGTGTAGAGCGCGAATTTCGCCTCTGCCTGATTCTGATAGGTCGAGTCAGCTAATCCGAGCAAGAATAATGGGAAATTGAAGAAGATACCGGCTATGTCGCGGTCTGATTTCGTGTCGCTCTCTAACCAGTCCAGCTCCATTGGCGACATGCTCATGGATTGCCATTTCACACCGCCGTGTAAGATTGCTGTTTCTCCAGCGTTGCGCGGCCCGGCGAATTTCTTGCGGATCTCGTCTTTCAGACCCTTGTATTCCGAGTCTCCCAGAAGAGCATCCGTTACCCATGCACCGCCCGGCCGTGCCATATTCGAGAGCAGGCTTAAATTCCACTTCTGGCCTGCTTTCTGCATATCCACGAGCAACGCCGCTACTTCGATAGGAGATAAACCGTACAGATCGTCATTGCCAGCGAACAGCTTGTTGTGCATCACGAACGGGTCTGCGTACAGGCGCGGTGGGGAGAACTGCCCAAACTCATAATAGAGCGGCCCGTTATCATCGGCTTTGATCTTAATCAGGTCAGGCCGCAAGTTGTACAGTTCATCAAACGGTGCTTTCGGATTGCTGTTCGCGTTGATGCCCAGGACATACGAATTGCCGGTCATGGCATAGTAGGCAATCATGGCCTCACGAAATGCCGTTCCTGCGATACGCGGGCTAGGATTATTCCACAAGGTCAAGAGGTCAGAGTTTTGTATCTCCTTTTGTTTTGTCGCATCAGTGTAGTGTTTCCATTTGATGCCTGAGCTAGCACGGGCGATGTGACCAACGACACGAAACACCGTCTTGGATCCACGATACCCTTCTTGAATGTAGGCCCTCATGTTGCGCGGCATTTGCGCCGGCGCGCCAACACCTTGCTGAGCAACGACTATTGATAAATTCGGATTGTCCTTTTCGCTGTACTGCCTG